ATAAATAAGTATTAACGGTATTTTTTTATATTCCGTTAGTCGTACTAAAAGTTTCATAAATTCGAGGAATTGATATGGCACAAAATACAAATCCTGTTTATGCATTTGACCCTAACGGGATAAATCAAAACAACATTATCCGGAATGAACGACATACTGTAACCATTAAGAACAATTACGACTTTAACTACATTGTACCAGACTATGCTCCTTTCTTTGTTAATGACTTTAAAATGTATACATTAACACAGCAAGGTGCTAAGAATTACATGGTTGAAGGTGTAGACTACGTATTTGGCTTTAGATTTATTCAAGCCACCATGAGAGCCGGTAAAGTACTCTATGGTTCAGTACAATTCATTAACCGAAAATTTAGTGGTGATGTTTATTTAGAATACCGTACAGTAGGCGGTATCTGGAACATCGATGCTCAAAAGATTAATCACATTCTATCAGAATGGATGCATAACCCAGTTACTACTTCTTGGGAACAAGTTGCTGACCTACCACAACAATTCCCAGTAATTGAACATACCCATGACATTAATAAAATGCCTGGTATTGAAGAATTGATTGCTGAAGTACGTAAGTTAGGTTCTGCTTCACGTGAATCATTACAAGAATCCATTATTAACCAAGTAAACTTAGCAGTAGGTCGTATTACTAAAAGTGATATTGGTTTAGGTAATATCCGTAACCTAAGCACATTACCTGCTACTAAATATACTGACCGTAGTGAAGACTATTACGTTACACCTAAGTCTGTAGTAGGCATTATTGATAACTACATCAAACCCATGATTGTTGAACACATTAACGCTCGTGGTAATGTCCATGGTTTAACAGCTGCTGATATTGGTGCAATCACGACATTAGATTTAAATAATGCATTATCTGGTAAATTAGGTAAAAATGAGAAAGCAGCCGATACCACATTGATGGATGGTCGTAACTCTCAACAACTTAAAAACTGGGTATTGGAAGGTACATCTGGTAATACTATTAAGTTTAATAACTTAACTTATCCGCAGATGATGGAAGACGTGACTAACCGCATTAACGCTTCTATCCAAAGTGCTACTGGTAGTAATAATGAAGCCATCATGCAACGTTTAAATAGTACTACTGTAGGTAATACTCAACGCTTTGGTAATAAAACTCCAGATGAATATGCTACTTGGTTACTGGCTAAAGAAATCAATGCCACTACTTTAAATGGTAAAAACTTAACGACTATTTTAAGTGAAGCTAAAAACAATGTGAATGCAGCACAGTTAAATGGTTCTACTAAAGAACAAATCATTGCTTCTGCTAAACAAAATGTGAATGCGGCTCGATTAGAAGGTAAGTCAGTATCTGATTTGAAATTTGAATTTCAAAGAGATATTGTTGCCAATAATGTAAGTCCTGCTGTAGTAGATAGAATCACACAAACTGTACGTACTAACATTGCAGGTAACTTAGATGCTGCTACTTTAGGTGGTAAATCTGCTGCTGCGATTATTAACGAAGCGAAAAACAACGTCACTCAAGTAGGCGGTTTAACAGTTGACCAAATCGTTGCTAAGTCTTTACAACAAGCTAATAACAGTGTGAATGCAGGCTCATTCGGTGGTAAGACACCCCAAGCCTGGCGTGAAGAGATTCGTCAATCTCATGTATCTGACTCTGACCAATTAGCAGGTAAATCATTAGCGACTATTAAGACTGAAATTGAAAATGAAAACCGTAATGCTTTTACTAAGAACTTTGTAAACATGGGTACGGGTGTAGACCAATTAGCACCTACAGCTAATGCTAATATCTTGAAGATGGGTTGGTCTAATAAGAAACAAGTCATGACCACTGTAGACAGTAAAAACTTAGGTTATCTATACCGATTTGTTAAAGTATTGACTAGTGAAGACTTGAATACACTTAAAGGTGATGAACACTATGGTTTCTATTCTCAAGACGCTAACGTTAACGCTACGGCTGCGAGAAACTACCCAGAACAAAGAGCAGGTACACTTTGGGTGATGCCAGGTGCTTACCAAGGTTTACAATTCTATACAGTATTTAATACTGGTAATACTTATTTCCGTACTACTGAATACGATGGTAGTTGGGGTAATTGGATGTTAACCAGTGTATCAGAAAATCGTATTTCTCATTCTACCATAGGTACAGATACTACTAAAGTAGCTTCTGAAAAAGCAGTAGGTGATTTAAAACGTGCTACTGATACTAACCTAGATACTAAAGTAGGTAAAGAAGGTAATCAAGCAATTAATGGTCAGTTAAAAGTAGGTAAACAAAACGAGTGGACTAAAATCTTAATGCCATCAGGTAATGGTAATTGGATTTTTGAAACACTTCCTAGTTCTAATGTTACTGCTGCAAGCAAAGTATACCCTCGTTTGAATCTGAAGTATACTGAAGGAAACAATGTCTACGCAGTTCGATTCCCTGAAGTTACTAAAGACGAAACTGTGGTGTATAAGTCTTACTTAGATACTGCAGCTCTACAAGCCATTAATCAAGCTGTGACTAAAGTCTATAACGAAGGCGGAGTATTTAAAAAGAAAATTACCTTGACTCCAAACAATTCCGAAGACTTAGACATCTTAGGTTCTGCTGCTCGTAATAGTGGTTTTAAATTTAAAGAAGACGGTAGTATTTTAACTAAGGTTGCTAGCAAAGATAGAGTAATCATTGAACCAGATGGTAGCATGACAATTTATACTGGCACAGGTGCGCGAGTATTGATTGATAACAATGGTAATGTTAAGTCTTTCTCTGCTGAAAATAGAATGGTATTTAATTCAGGTGATATGGAAAACACAATTATCAATACGATAAAAGCTTTCCTATTAGACAGTAATTCTAATAAACTTAAAACTGAATTTGTACCTCCTGCTCGCTGGAGTTAATAGGATAAATTACTACGGTGAAATAAATCACCGTAGTAATTTTATCGAATATCTTTGAGTGTTTATATTAAAATAAGGAATTTAGAAATGCCTATTTCACCAGAAATGAAAATTCGGTATGAGTTCGATAAATCAGGACGAAATCCGAATAACTTAGTATCTGAAGAAGGCCATGTACTGAATGACCGAGAAGTTAGAATTATCTCTCCTAGACATGCTCATTTTTATATTGAAAGTGTCGTGATTAAAGATAAGAAAAACAACCAAGTCGTTCCACGTGCTTCTTACTTCTTCGATGATACTTCAGAAACCATTGCAGGGTTAACAGGTTTAGGTGCAGCCTCTACCATTGTCTTAGTAGATAAAACAGTAAGTAAAAATATTTCTGTAACTTACCAAGCAGTAGGTGGACAATTTACTTCTATTGATATCCCTGCATTACAAAATAAATTAAATAGTCTTAATTTAGATAACAGACCAGTATCTTGGTTGAATATTGCTAATAAACCAGATGCATTCCCACCAGCAGAACACTTCCATCCTATTTGGCAAACTTATGGTTACGAAGGTTTAATCTACGTCATTGAACGCTTAATTAAAGCGACTCTAATTGGTGATGAGGAATCCCATAACGTAATTTGGGAAGCCATTGGTGGATTTGATGCTAAGTTAGAGAAACTAAAAAATAAAGTCGATGTCGATGTCGCTAATTTAATTGGTGATAACAACAATGGTGTTAATGCTAAATTAGAAGAACTAAAACGTAAAATTAATGACGATGTTGTTCAAAAGGTTAATGCCTTAAAAGGAGCTTTAGATAACCACATTAACGCACGTGGTAATGTCCATGGTTTAACATTAGAGAATATCAAACAATTAGGTGTATATTCTAAACCAGAAATCGATGAGCGTGTTCAGACGTTAAATGGCAGCATCAATGCCCTAAAAGGGACTGTGTATACTAAACAACAAGTAGATGCTCTTTTGCCTCCTATTCGTGATTCTATTACACAATTGGAAGGTGTAGTAAATGCAGATAAGAGAAACTTAGCTGACAATTACTATAACAAACAGAATGTAGATAGTAAAGATACTGCTGTAAAAGATTTTGCTTGGTCTAATAAAGCCATTATGGAAAACATTGTAAGTAAAATGTTATTTGGTAAGTATACACAACCAGGTAAACAGATTACTCGTGAAAATGGTACTAAGGCTAATTTAGCAGAAGATGAAATCAATACAGAGATGAGACGTGTATTTGGTAATACACCCAAACTAGCTAAAGATATTATTCCTATCTCTACAGCGGCTAATAACCAATTGCGTTGGAATGGTGATGGTTTGTACTATGGTAACGTACCAGACGATATCTTTGTTAACGTTTATGTAGACCCAGATGCTGGTTTAGATGAACCTATTACGTTTGAAAATAAACGTGGTACGAAAGAGAAACCTTTAGCGACTATTGGTTATGCTCTAGCACAAGGCCCATCTGAAGTACGCCGTACCATCTATTTGAAAGAAGGTAAGACACACGTTATTGGTAAACGATTGGTTTCTGTAACAGGTACAACTGCCACATACGAATCTAATCCTGTAAACCATAGAGACGATAATGATGTGTATTTCAGAGGTGGTAATATTGAATTCTTACCATATGGTACTAGAACAGATGAAATCTACGCTAAAGCTCGTGCTATTCGTGCTAGATTTGGCGACTATGCAAATGGTACAGAAGAGCGTCAGCAAGAGATTATTGACCTTGGCTGTAAGATTGAATTTAGAGGCGCATACGTTGGTAATAACATAACCAGAGGTGGTAAATCATATCCTGCTTTTAATCGTTATTGTGTGTCTATTGCTAATAATACTACATTGTCATTTACTGGTTTGACTATTAGTTATACTACAGACCCTGTAGCAGATGCTAAAGTAAAAGCAGATGAATTCGTTTACTCGTCTACTAATATCTTTGGTTGGTGGAATACTTTTACTATTAACTTCGTTAGTTGTGCATTCAGTACAGGTGAAAGGGCAGCTTACGATAACAAAGGTGGTAAGATGGCTATTAATATGTTCTCACCATCGGTAACGGCTCAAACATTTGCATTTGATAACTGTTGGATGACTAAAAGATTCTATACTGGTGAAAACAATGTGATTGAGTTTGCTCACTCTACTAACTCTGCAATTAAGTTTAATCGACTAGGTAGAGACATTGTGGGTATGCCTACATTTGTACCAGGTAAGACTTATTATACTGGTTTTAAAATTAAATCAGGTATCTTCTACAATGTTAAAACAAACATTGAACCTACGCAAGAAGAGGAACTCAATACCAATAAAGCAGGTGCCCCTAGCGGTACACGTCCTGCTGAAATTGAGGTATTAGGTGATAAAGTATTTGCCGTATATCATGATGGTAATACTATTCGCCGTATTCAAGTATCTCCTGCACGTTGGGCTGGTTAAGCATAAAGTAAATTATACTACACTAGGATATTTCCTAGTGTAGTATAATTATTTATTTAAACAAGATTAGTCAATAATGTCGTAATATTTCGCACGTATTTCATCACTTAATAAGTTACGTATATTATCACCATAATAACTGGTACTAATAATAAAATCTGGTCTCGATAATTGCCCTGATGAATGACCACCACCAGTTTCCTTAAATGGTAAATAAAGTATACGTACAACTTTAAAGACTGAATTGTTTGAGAAGCGATCATAGGAACGTTCGAATCTAATAAACATTTCATCACCATTTTTAACATCTAAGCGTGATACATTAACCCTTATAATTGGGCTATAATCCCAACCATCGTGTCTTCCCCATGGCATGGTATTGTAAACTATTGTACCGTTACCTATTTTGTTACCATTTCGATATAATTCTAAACTAACAGAAGTAGTATGTGTAAAAAATTCTTCATTTTGTAATTTAAAATAAATATCCGACATCCTTCTAGTGATATTTTTAACTGTGTATTTAAATGTAGCTGCGTAATTTGGGTCTGATACTTTTACAATCTCATTACCAATGGTAGGCAACGGTGGATTATTTAATACTACTTCCCTACGAGTACTTTTATCATTAGAATTGTATTCAGTGATAGCATCGTAACCGTAGATGATAGATTCTATTTCCATATAAACCCAACTAGCATCGCCACTATCACCAGTAGTTGTAATCTCAAATGTAAGGATTAAATCAGTAGTATATCTATCACCATTAATTAAGCATCTATCAAAATCAATTTTAAGATTACCATCCCCACTACCAAAAAATATGTTACGTTGGAGATTAATAGGGTTTTCTGAAACAATAGTTCCATTTCTTTCATTTATCAGCATTGGTCTTACAATGCTTAGTGCGTGCCTATGGTTACCACCATGCCTATTCACTTTAAAAATTATAGATTTTATAGGTCTTGTTACATTGGGTATTCTAAAATAGGCTGAAGATATAGAATGTGCAAACAATGCTGTAAATTGAATTCTATTTTCACCAGGGTATCGTTCATTTGCAGGGCCTGGTCTACCGTAGTTTTGTTCTTTTAGAAAGAATTTACAGTCTTTTGAACCTGGGTCCGGTAAATAATATTTATAAATAATT